GTCCGTTGCTGCGCGCCTTGGCGGGCTTGGCGGCGGCTCGTTTGACCGGCTGCGTCGCCTTGGCCTTACCGCGTCCACGCGGTCCCGGGTTCGGCTCGATTCCCTCGGTGGTTAAATCGCGCCCAGGGGCTCGGGCCGTCGGGGCGGGTGGTCGAGCAGGCGCGGGGACGACGTCGATGGTGGGCGGGTGCGCTCCACGGCGCCAGTCATCGGCTACAATGTCGATGCTGGGCCGCGACGATCCGTGGCGCCAATCCGGTTGGGTAATTGTCTCACGGAAGCCACCAACGGGTCCGACGGGGACGTGGATGGCCTCGCCGTCGCGGCCGAACCAGCCGGTGGGGTGCGTAAACGCCGGGGCGACTTGGGCAATGGCGCCGGCCTCGGTGTCGGGAACCAGCCAGGCGGCGAGGCCCTCATCAACCGCGGCGGCCGCACGTCCAAGGAGCGGGACGAGCTCATCGGCCGAAAGTGCCAAGCCGGCGATGGAGGCCTTAATCTCCGCCGCTGTGTTGTAGGCGTAATGGGCATCGACGGCAGCGTCGAACTCCATGGCCGCCCATTTCCGATGCAGAGCTGCCACGGGCTCATAAATGGCGTCGGCGCCTTCGGTGGCGGTCGCGGCGTCGGCGAGGCCGGCCTCAGTGAGGCGCTCGGCCACGGTTGACACGGCAGCGGTTCGCTCAGCCGTGATGAAATTCTCCAAGCCGAACGCCCGCTTGTAGAACTCCTCCGCAGCTTCGAGGCTGCGATTGCCGTAGGAATGGAAGACGTGCTCCGCCAGGGCAGCGACCGTCATCGCGACGTTAACGGGGTCACTGTAGGCTTCACCCATGGGTTCGCGGTCGACATCGACGACGCCATCGATCTCGAGGACTCGCTCGACCGCGGGCCCCTCGACGTGGCCGGCGCTGATGGCGGCGATGATGCTGTCCAGGTCGTCGGTGGTGAGGCCGTAGCGCGCGCACCAGGCTGTCCGCGTCGACTCGTCAGGCTGGAGGACGAGACCCGACGGTTTCCAGTCGCTGACGTCGCGCGAGGCCTCAGCAACGCGGCGCTGGTCGGTCTGGCCAGCGCTGACGACGAGCATGCGCCGGCAGATAGCGCTGATGACAGGATCATGTCCGGCGAGGTTGATGAGCCCGAGAGCCGTGCCGCGTAGCGTGCTGCGCAACCGCTTCTCAGACGTCGCGTTAACGGCCTTCGTCCACGTCGTTTTGGCCAGGATGCGGCCGCACTTCGGCGTCCACACGAGGCCGCGGCTGGTTGGGCAAAACCACCCGGAGCAGAACTCGACGTTGTCGGCGCCAACCTGGCGAGCGTCCGGAATGAGGCCGTACCGCCGGAGCGACGACTCGTAGGCCGGGAAGTCGAGCTCGCCTTGGTACGCGACGACGCAATCGTCGCCAAGCACCATGACATGGACGCGGCTCGCTCCAGCCGAACGCGCAGCGGCAATGTTGACGGCGGCGTTGATGATGGAGTTGCCGACGCTCGTGTTGGCGTCACCGGACTTGCGCTTGCACCAAATGTTGTACGTGATGTTTCGCATGTACCCTTTGGTTGGCTTAGCGCGCGTCTGTCCACGGCGCGTGGCGAACTGAGATGCGACGAACGTCAGACCCGCCTCGTCCATGCCCATGCGCCGGTAGGCGTCCAGCTCGACCTGGAGCAAACCCTCGGACACGGTGCCGTCGAACTTGCTGAAGTCCGTCTCGACAAGGCGCCATGGCGCCGATGAGTGGGTGGCAATCCAGAACCCGAGCTGGTCGGCGCGCGCGCCACTGACGTAGAATGCCGCGTCGGCATCGGGCACTGACTCGCAGTTCCAGACCGACTTGAGATAGTCGGAGGCAGGCAGGATGTGCGACGCGCCGGCAAGTGCGTACATCTCATCGCGACCCTGAATCAGACGCGGGGCCTTGCCAGCGTGAGTGTACGCATTGTCGGCAGACGGCCCTTTGCCGACGATGAGTTCGGACTTGATGAAGGCCTTGATGCGTGTGTCGACGTCGTGTTCGCGACAGCCGGCCAGGGCCTTAGCGATGGCGCGACGCGCCAAAGCGGCCTTGGCGGGCACCATGTGATCGACGACGGCCTTGAGCGGCATGCGTGGCAGCGTTGTGCTCGGAATGATTTCGTCGATGACGGCGCGAACTTCAGCGAGGTCGCAGTCGCGCGGCTCATGCCGCTTCGGGTTGGCGCGCTCGACGAGGGCGACCTCCTGGCAGGCCAAGCAATTGCCATGCCAGATCGGCTTGAGGACGTTGCCCCCGTAGTACACGTCGACGACGGCATTGTAGGCGACCTCAGCCCCGCACGAATGTGGCAGGTCGGCCGTCGTGGTGTAAGTCCCATCCGCCTCATTGGTCGGTTCGCGATCCGCGCACGTCGACACGACGACGCGGTGGTCGAGGTGGACGTAATCCATGATGCTGGCGCGAAGCGAGCCGATTACCTCAGTAGCTGCCGCGGCATTGGACGCGGACAAGCTGCTGAAGGACTCGTAGAGGTACTTGGCCGACGCAGCGATGACGGTGCCGGCGCCGACCGCCGCGACGGCCTTCAACGGCTCCTCGTACGCAACTTGGGCGGCGTTGGCGATCACCGTGCCGGCCGCGCGGGCCGTGGCGTGCACGTAGCCGCGCCGTTTGTCGACTTCGGCAACGGCTGTCGCAGCGTCGGCGTGCGGGTTGGTGAACGCGCTGGCCAGCTGTGCGAGTGCGCCCTCGCCGACGTCACGGGCAAACTGTGCCGCCTCGCGCGTCTTCTTCGAGTTGGTCAACATAAACTTGGAGATCGCGGTGTGGACGTAAGGCAGCGCGGCCAGGCCGGCGTCGCCGGCGGTGGAGACGAACCGACGGATGGTGGACGCAGCGACGTTGAACGCCTGGCCGCCGACATGGGCCGTCTGGCGCTGTTCGAGATGCGTCACGAGTCTCTCGGTGGTGTCGTCCTCAACGAAGATGTCGCTGCTGAAGAAGTAACCGTCTGCCGTGCGGTGGTACTTCTTGTGGTCGTCGTAGTGCCTGCCATAGACGACGGTAGTGTAAGGAACGCCATGATTGTGAAGGCGCGTAGTGAAGAGGTCAGCGCGGGGATCGTCTTGGCGGCGGAAGACGATGAAGCCCTTCTCGCGGGCGATGCTACCGGGCCCATCGAACGTGACCGCGTGCGGGTCAACGACGCGTCCGCGACCGACGGTGACGTCGATGTTCGGATCGCCCACGCCGAATGAAAACAACCGGCGGCACGTGGGCGTCGCGGACGAGCTCGACACGGCGATCAAAGCCTCCGTGTCGAACCATCCGATGGCCTTGCGAATCGCTTCGCCGGCGCGCCACACCTCCTCGTACGCCATGCGGTCGTTCTCAAACGGTAGTTTGTTCACCGAAGAATTGAGAAGGCAGGTCTCAACGGCGACGTTAGCGTGGGGTCCGTTGTAGACGCCTGAGCAGCCGATGCCCGGCGCCCCGACGAAGGCGCGACGGGCGAAGACGGGCTCGACCTTGCCGCCTACGGCCTTCGGGGGCGCCTCGGAGCGCGGGTCGCCCTCGGCAGCGGCATCGGACGCACCCTCTCGGCGTGCGTCCTCTTCAGCGAAAGCAGCGCTGAGGCTGGCATTGACGCGGTCGGCGCGCGTTGGCACCTTCTTCGGTTCAGTGGGTGTGGCCGCCCGTTGCGCACGCGGAGGTGGCAAGGGCAGTCCGGTGCCCGCACCCATGGCGGGCGAAAGCCTTGGGTAGTCGGTGCTGGGCAACGAATCAGCGGCTGGGCGAGCGATGCCCCAGGCGCAAGCCGGGCTGGCACTGAGGGGTGCCGCCCGTTCCGACGTGGAGGCTGAAGTTGCCTCCGACTCGTCCCGATCGAGGGTGGGACGCGGCGAGCCATTGCTCGCTCCCTTGGTATGAGTTGCGTTGGTGACGTCTTGTGTAGATTGCATGGTGGCAGAGTTTGCGCCCAAGGGCGTCTTAAACGTCGGAAAGTATGCCAGGTTTGTGCAGACCTGGCTGTTGAAAAGTTCTGGAATTGGGTGCTCCACGGCCGAAGCCGCGGGCGGCGCGTCCCACGCCACCCGTCCATCGCACACCTGGGTCCAGTGCCCTCTGTGGGCGTCTTCACGCCCCCCCGCCACCGGCGCTCGCAGCAGGGCGTAGTGCGGTTGTGGTCGTATTGGCTGTCGGTGAT